AACAATGTTTCACTTAAAACAAAACGAAAATGAGAAATCGTAGAGGTTACAAAGGACGTAAGTCCTACGGTCGTAAAGGTTACGGCAAGAGAAGTAAAGTTTCAAGAACTTATTACATGTCGCGCGGTGGTGTCCGTTTATAATTATGGCAAAAAATATTTTTAATTCTATTCAATTAAAGAAACCTAAGAAGAATTTCTTTGATTTGACACATGATGTTAAATTATCAGCTAATATGGGCGATTTAGTCCCTATTTTAACATTAGAATGTGTACCTGGTGATAAATTTGATTTATCTTGTGAATCTATTATTAGATTTGCTCCTATGGTTGCGCCTGTTATGCATCGAATGGATGTAACTATGCATTATTTCTTTGTGCCAAATCGTATTTTATGGCCTAATTGGGAAAATTTTATTACTAATAGTGCTAATGCTGGTGGTACTGGTGATACTTATGTTGCACCATTTATAGAATATGATAATTCTGGTTATAATGCAAGAGAAAAATTATTTTTTGATTATATGGGTGTTCCTCCAGTACCTGTAGGTGGAGTTCCTACCCGTGTTAGTGCTTTACCTTTTGCTGGTTATCAAGCTATATATAATGAATATTATCGGGATCAAAATTTAATTCCTGAATTTGATTATAAATTAGTAGATGGAGGTAATACATCTGCTGGATTTACAACTATGCGCCAACGAGCATGGGAACATGATTATTTTACGTCTGCTTTACCTTTTGCACAAAAAGGTGCTGCAGTTGATATTCCATTAGGTGCAGTTAATGGTGATGCAAATATTTATTCTAATGTTGGTACTACTACTCTTAACGGTTCTGCTGGTGATCCTGTTGTTATTGGTGACACTAATGCTGGCTTTACTGATTTATGGGCTCAAACTGATGGTTTAACTGTAGAGCCTACTACTATTAACGATTTGCGTCGCGCTTATCGATTACAAGAATGGTTGGAAAAAAATGCTCGTGGAGGTACTCGATATATTGAAAGTATTTTATCACATTTTGGAGTAAAATCTTCTGATTCTCGTTTACAACGTCCTGAATATATTACAGGTGTAAAAACTCCTGTAGTAATTAGTGAAGTATTAAATACTGCAGGTACTGCTGATCAATTACCTCAAGGTAATATGGCTGGTCATGGAATTGCAGTGTCTTCCGGTCGTTCAGGTTCTTATTATTGTGAAGAACATGGATACATTATAGGTATTATGTCAGTTATGCCAAAAACTGCTTATCAGCAAGGTATTCCTCGTACTTATTTAAAAAATGATCCATTAGATTATTTTTGGCCTTCATTTGCTAATATTGGTGAACAAGAAGTTCAATTACAGGAATTATATGCTTATACATCTAATAAAGTTGATACATTTGGTTATGTTCCTCGTTATGCAGAATATAAATATATGCCAAGTCGTGTGGCTGGTGACTTTAGAACCTCTCTTGATTATTGGCATTTGGGAAGAATATTTGCTTCTGAGCCTACATTAAGTAAAGAGTTTGTTGAATGTGTTCCAGAAGATACGCAACGTATTTTTGCTGTCACAGATCCTGATGCTCAAAAATTATATTGTCATGTACTAAATAAAATTAAGGCAGTGCGACCAATGCCTAAGTACGGTACACCTACTATTTAATGAGTTCTCGATGTTTAACTCCGTTTCCAAAATGGGATGAAAAACAATATACATGGATGTCGTTACCTTGTGGAAAATGTCCTAATTGTTTGAAACGGAGAACATCGGGCTGGTCTTTTAGGTTGGTAAAAGAGGGCGAAGTTTCTGAAACTGCGTTATTTGTTACTTTGACATATGATACTAATTACGTACCTCTAACTAAGAATGGATTTATGACTCTCAATAAAAGGGACATCCAAACTTTTATGAAACGTTTGCGGAAAGATTCCGAAAGAAAATTAAAGTATTATATATGTGGTGAATATGGTGGTAAAAGAAACCGCCCTCATTATCATGCTATTATATTTAATGCTGATCCTGAAAAAGTTGAAAAAGCTTGGTCATACTACAAAATTGGTAATAGGCGCAGTCCTATTGGTAGTATATTTATTGGCGAAGTTAATGAAGCTTCTATAGGTTATACACTTAAATATATGCAAAAGCAAGGTAAAATTCCAATGCATAAAAATGATGATAGATTAAAAGAATTTAGTCTAATGTCAAAAGGATTGGGAGCAAATTATTTGTCTCCACAAATGAAAAAATGGCATTTTAATGATTTAGAAAATCGTATGTATGTTCCATTAAAAGATGGAAAAAAGGTGGCAATGCCACGTTATTATAAAGATAAAATTTATAATGATTTTCAAAAACAAATTATTAATCGTCATTTTAAAAAGATTATGCCCGACCAAATAGAACAGGAGTGGCTAGATTTAGTTAATGAATATGGTGAATTTGCAGGTAAGCAATATTCACAAAAAGTCGAACAATTATTTCGACGTATGTATAATGATTCCCAGCAGGGAAGAGATAAACTTGATAAAATATGAAAGTAAAAAATTCTTTAAATGCTAATGACTTTGAGAAAAATTATAAAATTTTTACTCTACCCTCTTTGACTGTTCCTGATCAAACTATGTCTATCAGAACTATATTAGAAAGATATTCTCGTGGATTACCTATTGGTGGTCGTACAGATGAATATTATGATGAAGAAGATACAATGCCTGATTATAGGACATTGGATTTATCTGAAATTGCTGATTTACAACATGAAGTTAAAACTACGTTTGAAAAACATAAGAAAAAAGTTATCAACAATGTGGATAACTCTGTGGAAAACTCGGAACGAGTTGAAAAAACCGACGATACGGAATCGTAAGGGCTTTGCCCTGGATTCTGTTCGTCAAAAGCCCCGATTAGGGGCGATGCACTAATTATCCTTGATATATTAGTGCTAATTGACACTAATTTAAAAAAAAGTGTTAACTTTGAGTACTGAACAAAACGTAGTGGCGTGAAAATCGAAAAAAAACACTACTTTTAAATGTCAATTAAAAAAAACAAAAAAAAACATGGGTCCTTTAGTCTTACCCCTTATTGCTGCCGGTGCTAGTTTAGCTGGCTCGGCTATAAACGCGGGATCTCAATCCCGCACTAATCAAAGTCAACTATCTTATTCTAGAGAAATGTATGACAAACAACGAGCAGACGCTTTAGCGGATTGGTCTCGTCAAAATCAGTATAATTCACCTAAAGAGCAAATGATGCGATTTAAGGAAGCTGGTTTAAATCCTAATCTTATATATGGACAACAAACACAATCTCCAGTAGTACGTTCATCGTCTGTTGAAGGTTATTCACCTCGAGCTCCACAAGTAGATTTAGGAAATGCAGCTGCTATGGGTTTACAAGGTCTTGGTACTTATCAAGATACTCAATTAAAAGATGTTCAAACTAATTTAGTTAAAGAACAAATAAAAAATGCTTCAACTGATAATATGTTGAAGCAATTAGATTGGGCAAAAAAGAATATAGAATTACCTTATGCCCAACAAATGGCAGAATCAAATGCTCAAGCGTTAAAAATTCAAAATGATCAACGATTAGTTGATTTAGAATTTAGTAAATTAAATAATCCTATTAGATTGGAAACAGGTCAATATCAATTAAATAATTTAATAACTGATTTAGCTACTAAAGTGCAATCTATGAATTTATCAAAAGCTCAGGAAGCTTTAGCTTATCAAACAATAAAAAATTTAAAAAAGGAAGGAGTTTTAAAACAATTAGATGCAAATTTAAAAACTCAAGGTATTCAACCGAATGATAATGTAGTTTTTAGAATATTAACACAAGCCGTTACACAAGGTAAAGGTATTGATTGGATTAAAGATCAAATGAAGAATTTATCTTCATGGTTAAAAGAAAAAATATACGAATAATGGAAAAATTTATAGAGTTTATTCAAGAGTCTATTAAAACCATAGAGAATATGGAATTAGAAGACCAACAAAAATCCTTGCTTGCTTCAAGGTTAGATAGTATTTGTGGATTACTTCAAATAACAATGTTTCACTTAAAACAAAACGAAAATGAGAAATCGTAGAGGTTACAAAGGACGTAAGTCCTACGGTCGTAAAGGTTACGGCAAGAGAA